ATCAATGATCGTTGAATCCTTTGTACACAAGTAAACCAGCTTTGTCAAGCTTTTTTTTCGTTTTTTGTAAAATAATTTTAAACCTACGAAATGAATAAGGAAAGTGACCAAACGAGCCTGATCAATATGAAAATAAATAAAAGTTTTGTGAAAAAAAATATAAAAAGCCTAAAAAAACATTGACTTTCCCGCCAAAAAAGATATCTTTGCCGACAAGGAGGATACATGTACAACGTCACAGGTACACATTTCAGAGATATCTACGGCAAATTCCTCTAGGCTGAGCCCCTCAAGGAAGATTACCGCCTCTACAGCCCTGGGGAAGAATTCATGATCGACGGGCAGAAATACAAAGTAGAACGTGTCGCCCTCGTAGAAAACACCCAGCACATCAACCTAAAACCCATCAACGAAGACCTCAATATCCTGGAACCATACCTATGAAAATCACCGAAGACGAATACGCCGAGAACCGGCGCCTGCACCGCTGGATAACACAAAAGACCGTCAATGATCTGATCAAACTGGCGGCAGGCATTGCGATCCTGATTCTAATCAGGCTGCTTATCCTGTATTATTGAGGCACACCATGAAATGCCCTTTCTGCGGTGGACAAACAAAGATCATCGATACTGAGAAGCATGATCGCCAAGTGATAAGAATACGAAAATGTCGAAACTGCGGCTCATCAGAAACCACCGACGAGAACCCAAGGCCGGTTAAAAACACACCAGAAGTAAAATAAATTACACCTTTTTCCCTATATAGTCCTATGTAGGTGTTTTACCTCAAAATAGTTCTTGCATTTCCTAAAAACAACCCTCAAACTATTGCCGTACCCTCCTTTTTGCGCTGGCTGGGAGTTAAATATATCAAAATCCTCTCAGTCAGCGATTAAACCGAGAGGCAATCATGGCATCAAGAAAAGATATCGACTGGGAAGCTGTACAGAGAGAATATCGGGCAGGCATCTTATCTATAAGAGAGATCGCCTCAATGTTTGGCATTTCCCACGCCCGGATAATCCAACAAGCTAAAAAATTCCCCGAAGAGTGGAAAAGAGACCTCACACAAAGAGTCCGCGACATTATTCAACGGAAAATAATTACCAGCCCTGTTACCACTGAAGGTGATGAAGACTCTATAATTGAGGCTGCTGCTGATCGCGCACTGGAGGTAATTAAACGTCATCGAACCTCGATTGCAAGATTAGCAGAGGCGGAAACTAAGCTTCTGGAGGAACTTTATAACAACCCTCAAAAGATATGGGTCGGACAATATCAAGGGAAAATTATTACGAAAAAAGTCGGTATTGCATCGACAGAAGTCGCGACGGCACTCCACGCCTTAGCAGGTGTCCAGGAAAAGCGGATCAGGATGGAACGCCAGGCTTTTGGGATACCGGACGATGCTAAGCCGACAGAAGACCCGATCACGGGGATTATTATTACGCCTATTGCATCTATAAACGGAGGCGAAGATGGGTAATTTGCGGGTTCAGTTCCCTGAGAAACTTACCTTTCTTTTCCAACCAGCGCGATATAAAGTGGCCTATGGAGGCCGAGGATCAGCGAAAAGTTGGTCCTTTGCCCGGGCTTTACTATTAAAAGGCATCGATCAATCCCTCCGCATTCTATGCGCTCGTGAAATCCAAAAATCCATCAAAGACTCAGTTCACCAGATTTTAAGCGATCAGATCGATATCCTCGGTCTCCGGTCGAAATACGACATAAAGCAAACCGAAATCCTCGGGAGAAACGGGACGAAGTTTATTTTTACGGGCCTCTCGGACCTGACTGTTGACACGATTAAATCTTATGAAGGTATTGATATTGTGTGGATCGAAGAAGGCCAGGTCATCACGGAGCGATCCTGGAAGATCCTTGTACCGACTATCCGGAAAGAGCGAGTCGAGGGAGAGCTTGATCGCTTGGCTGAAGGGATGGCGGAGAAGCTCAAGACATCGGAGATATGGGTGTCCTTCAACCCGGATCTGGAAAGCGATCCAACATATGCACGTTTTATAACCAACCCTCCCGACAACTGCATCAGCGTCATGGTCAACTGGCGCGACAATCCCTTCTTCAATAAGGTCCTGGAAGCCGAGCGCCAGGACTGTATAAAGCGATTTCCGCGAGACTATCCGAATGTATGGGAAGGTGTGTGTCGGCCGGCCGTAGAGGGCGCTATCTATTTCGATGAAGTGGCCGCGATGGAGCGGGACGGGCGAGTCTGCAACGTGCCCTACGATCCGATGCTGAAGGCTCACGTCGTGTTTGACCTGGGGTTCAACGACGAGATGGCTGTGTCGATCGTCCAGCGGCATGTCTCCGAGGTTAGGATTATCCGCTATACCGAGGATACACAGAAGACGCTGGCTCACTACAGCTCTGAGCTGAGAGAACTCAGGTACAACTGGGGCAAGGTATGGCTGCCGTTTTCAGACGGGTTCAGTAAGGACATTAAGACCGGGAAGGGCTCGGATCAGATCCTGACGGCTCTCGGCTGGGATGTGGCCAAGAAGGAAGAGGTCGCGAACATTAGCGTGGAAGAGGGGATCAGGCAGACGAGACTGCTCTTCCCCAGGATCTATACAGACAAGACTCATTGCAGCCCACTTATAGAGTCCTGGAAGAGATACCGGCGCCACATCAACAAGCAGACACTGACCGCCGGCACTCCGGTGAATGATCAATACAGCCACGGCGCCGACAACACCAGGTACATTGCAATAAACATCGACAAGATGACGAACGATACAGGCCGGAAACCAATGCCAAAGGATGTGGCGTCGTATATGCCGCTTGATGCAGCGGTCGGATATTAGGGGTAAAGCCATGATGCCCGCAGAAATGAATCGCCGATATAGAGAACAGCTCTACAAGGAAGACGAAGAGCCGATCAGCAATGAGGTGAGCGAAGAGGAAACCGCATCCGAGAAAGCGAGAAATCTTAAGATTATCCAGGATCTCGCGGCATCCCTGGTCATAAAGCGCAACACTGCCGTTCAAGCCCGAGCCTCTTGCGGGATCGAGCAGATATGGCGTGAGGACGAGTTGGCGTTCGAGGGGATGGATGAAGCATCTCTCCGTACCAGGATGATCGACTACGCTACGCAGTCAGCAGCGGCTCATCAAACGGCCAAGGGACCGAAGCGATCCCAGGTGGTCATCAATATCGTAAGGCCGAAATGCGAGACCGCAGAAGGACGATTCGCCGACATTCAACTGCCGACCGACAGCAAGAACTGGGGTTTGCTTATAACGCCCAAGCCAGAGGTCGTCGATGGGATGAAGGACGATCGGCCTGCCGCCATGAAAGAGACGCATGCCCCCGTTCTCGGACCTGATGGCAAGCCAGTATCAATCAAAGCAATCGCAAAGTCCGAGAAGGAAATGGCTGAAGAAAAGATGTCCAAGATGGAAACGGTGATCGACGATCAGTTGACCGAGTGCTCTTGGAACGGTGAGTGCCGTAAGGTGATTCAGAGCTCGGTACGCTTGGGGACTGGGGTTGTGAAGGGTCCGATGATCGTCAAGGACATCAAGAAGACCTGGGTGAAACAATCCGATGGACGGACAAATATCCGGGTGCTGCAGGTGATCGAGGATCAGCGGCCAGCATCCAGATCCGTAGATCCATGGGATGTGTTCCCGGACCCCGAGTGCAGGGACGAGATTAAAAGAGCTGCCTACCTCTGGGAGAGGAGAACGATTACCCCCCGGGAGCTGCGGGCTCTTGCCGGGATCGATGGGTATCTTTCAGACCAGATCGAGGAGGTGCTCCGGGAGGAGCCGACCAGGCTGATCGTGGCAACCCCAAAAGAGAACGAGTATCTCGTAAGATACAATGTAGGGATCAAGGGCTCCAGCTATGAGCTCTGGGAGTACAATGGGGACGTCAACAAGACCGATCTCGAAGCAATGGGGTGCGACTGTTCGCAGGGTCTGTTCCCGGCGATAAGCGCAAGCGTCGTGATGGTGAATGACAGACCTATTAAGGCTGCGTTGAATCCACTTGACACCGGGGACCTGCCGTATGACTTCTTCTGCTGGACGAAGCGTGCCGGCGTACCTTGGGGCATCGGCGTAGCACGAGAACTGATGTGGCCTCAGAGGGTTCTTATCGCCGCATGGCGTGCGATGATGGATAATGCCGGCGACAGTGCCGGGGCCAACCTGGTCATTGGGGGCAGCGTAGAGCCCATGGACGGAAGGTGGGAAGTCACCGGCAAGAAGCTATGGAAATCGACCGACGAGAACACCAGGATCGACCAGCAGTTCGGGCAGTTTCAAATCTTAAACAATCAAACTGAGTTACAGAATATTATTGAGCTGGCCCTTCGTTTTGCGGATATGGAAAGTCAATTACCGATGCTGTTTACGGGCGAGAAGGGGGAACTGCCTGAGACGCTGGGAGCAACGAACATTATGGTTGACTCCTCGAACGTCGCTCTGAGAACCCGGGTAAAGCTCTGGGATGACGCCATTACCAGACCGCACATTACCCGGTACTACGACTGGAACATGCAATACAACGAAGACGATTCGATCAAGGGAGATTATAAAGTCGATCCGCGAGGCACCTCGGCGTTGCTTGAGAAGGACCAGCAGGCCGAGGAGATCAAGAATGTCATAACGCTCCGGCAAGATCCGGAACTGAGCGACATGATCGACTGGCACAAAACGATGCGAAAGCTCGGTCAGGCCCGGAAGATCGACCTACTTCCGGAAGACAAGATTGCCGAGAGGGAAGAGGAGCGGAAAAAGCAGCCGGCGCCGATAGACCCAGCGCTTCAGGTGGTGCATGTCCGGGCTCAGGGCGAGCTGCAGAAAGCACAGATGGTTCAGGCCGCCGATATGGCAGAGCTTGAATTCAAGGCTGAGCAGGCAGAGCTTGACCGGCAGCACCAGGTGCAGCTCAGACTGATCGATCGAGACATTAAGGCGATGGAGCTTAGTCAAACCTCCGGCATTGCCCTCAATAAGATCAAGGCGGAGCTGACGATCGTCGCCCAGAAGTTAAAGACCCAGATCGAGATGTCAAGGGACAAGAACCTGAAGCCCTCGCCGCAGCTCACAGAACCAATCGTGGAACCCCCGCCGAAGGCAGGTGTGGGATATGCGTTTACGGAGTAGAAAATGGAGCTATTCCAGCAGAAAGTTATCAGGGAGAAGATAGACCTGGACGACAAGATAAAAAATCTTACCGTATTTATTGACAAAGATCCGTCGTTTAAAAACCTCTCTGAGGCGGAGCAAGGAAGATTAAGGGTCCAGGTGCTTATTATGATGAGTTATTCTGCGATCCTTCTCAGTAGGATAAAAGTATTTGGAAAGGAGATTGGATAATGGCGATACAAAGATACGGGACAGTTCCGTCCAGGAATCTTTCGTTAGCGGCATCAGCACCGCGGCCGAGAAGAAAAGGGTTGATTGCGACAGCGATGCAGGATTCGATAGCGCCAATTCCTCCAGAGAGGTTGGTTCCCCCGGTGCAGCCTGTACGTCCATTGGTTCGGAAACCATTAAAACAGAGGAAACCCTTATGAAACCAAAGAAAGCGAAGAAAGTGAAAGCTACCCCGAAGGTGTTGAAGAAGGGGAAGAAGAAGTAACGTGAGGTGATGTTGTGCAATTCAAGGTAGGGCATTTCTATGCTCATGAGGCCGGCCGCCAGATAGCGGTAATCGCAGAAGTCGAGACCTATAAGTGGGGTAGGATGCTTGTTATTGAGGAAACGGACAGGACAGGTCACTCGATCAGTTGCGCCGAGACAGGTGAAGCCAATGATAATAATTGGGTTGAGATTGGATATGAGGAGTGGATGTTAAATTTT